CCAGTGGATCTCAGCTATTTGTTACGAGCAAACGCAATCAGGAACGCTCGATGATAAATAAAAAGGCAAGTCAGACCCCTTAAATAATATTTAGGAGGGCACATCGCGCCCGCTAAATGAGAGATAAAAACGCTAATCTGACCGACTTTTGCCTGTGGAAAACGGGGTACATACGGGGGGAAAATGTAAACAACCCACCACGTTATAGACTTCAGAAAATTATGTCATTTTACTCTGAAGGGAAGTTCCAGAGGTGATCTACCTCAGGATGGATAGACATACCCTCAAAAGGGTTCACAACACGTCCCTCCATAGCTGCCCTGATAGATCGTACCAGAACAGGGTTCTTAGCCTTCAGAGCCGCGTCTAGAGCGTCCTGAAGCTGTTTATTCGTCGCCATTGAATGCAGCCATATAAATATTAGGAAGACACTCCTTAAACACATCACGACAACCCTCAGCGATCTGTTGATGCTCAAGCTGAGTACCGTTAGCAGACCTAAGCTGGATGTAATGAATCCAGGATCTAATAGACCCAGCCATATACAACCGAGTAGGGGTGTTCAGAGGCAACACAGACCTTGCTGACTCTTTAGCCACACCTTTAGACAGGAGACGGTTATAGAGTTTTGTTGATTCATAGAAATGATCTCTAATCTCCATCTGAAGAGATTGTTTATCCCAAGGATTAAGATCATCAATAGAGTTCTGTCTATTCTTTAGATCTTGTCTCCTAAGATCAGGAATAACAGGAGATTGAAGTTCATTAACAGAAGCATACCTCTGAGAGAACTCTTGAAAGCTAAAAGATCTATGTCTAAGAATCTGAGCAGCAATAGCTCTAGTTGTATTGATCTCAATCACCATATGAGCTAACTCAAAGGGAGACCAATGATTATGTTTAATGAGATACTTAATCAACTTCTCACATTCAGGATTATCCTGATTTGCAGGGTTAGAGACTCTGGCACAGTAAGAGATAAGTTCTTCTGCTTTAGGAGTAATTGATATAAGAGTAGTTTTAGTGGTAGACATGCTTTACAAGTAAAAACTTAAAGTTTTATATGTTTTATTTTTATGATTTTATCTAAAAGAATAAAAACAATAATCTTACCAACCCAAACAGTTGTAAGCAATTGCAAATGCTTTGGGTTGTGTGTGTTTTATGTACAGTGATTCTAACGATGTGCCTTCCCCCAAAGTTGCCAAAAAGGAAGCGGATTTTCACCGTGTTAGTCTTGATTTAATTGTTGGTTATGTTGTGTTGAAGGAAAAGAGACCCGGAATACCAGGGTCTCTAAACCGCATATCCACACAGAAAGACACCACTCTCTCTGCTTAGGTGGGCCATCAAACTACACCCAGTCCCAAACCTTAGTGCTACCAGAGGTTTTAAGGTTTTGAAAGGAACCACCAGTAGCCAAAAGATCTGTAGCTAACTGAGGGTGATTTTCAAGGGCATCCATCATTGCCTTCCACTCTTCGTTCTTACGGAGGGCTTGTTGTTTGTGTGCTGATTGAGCCAGGGCATCAATAAACCACTGAACCCCTTGGGACATTGCATCAATACGGTCGTCATGTCTTACTGCTCCACGACCTCGGAACATTCGAGACATCTGATATCCGAGCATATATTCAAGACGCTTTTCAGGTGGAGCATCAGGATTAGAACTGTAGTCATATTCCCAGACCTTCGGATCAATGATCAGCTTGTGCTGGTTCATGACTGGTTCAAGGGTGTCGATGATACGTTCTTCCTTTCTGACTGTGGCTCTAACTTCTTCTGTTGAGAAGGCAGCACCTTGCTGTTGAATGTGCCTGTTAAACAGTTCACATATCATCCCGTCCCCGAAGTTCGATTCTACGAGGAGACGAGAAGCTTTGTACCGTTTACCTAACCGAACAATGGCTGAGAGTGTGTCATCAGAATATCCATCACGGAAAGCTTTGATATCACGAACAAAAACATAACCATTAGCTTGAGACAGGACAACACAACAGGTCTCGTCAGCACCCCGGCCAGAAGGGTCTACAGAGAGGATTGTCTCGCTATAGTCACACATACCCTCATCAATGAACATCGGCCCGTAGAAGCGATCTCCGGGCAGTCCTACGGGGTTTAGGTTTTTGATCATATATCGAGGATCAGAAGACCAGGCATAACGCTCAGCACATTCCATCCCTAAGGGGGTAACGATTAGATCAGCAAACTTAAGGGGGAACTTCTCAGCATCAGACATACTTGTATCAAGCATGAACTGAAGTTGGAAGTTAGAGCGGCCCATAGCGGACTCACGCTCCATCAGATCTAGGTCGCTAAATCTGGTGTCGGTGGGTGTCCCTCTCTCCACTCCTTGCTCAAGGTCTGCAACCAGTTGTGGTGCAAGGAGACCCTCGTATCCACTATCGTTCTTGGGGTAACGGGCTGGCCAGATAAACGGTCTATAGGACCGCTCAGCGAGTTTGCGGTAGATCGTGAAAACTGATTGGGGTGTCCCAAGGAAAAAAATTCTAGAGTTGTCATCAGGGGTAAGTATTGATTCAGCTTCAGTAACAAGTTGAAGAAGCTTCTGACGTTGCATATCAGTGCTGGAATTGCCAACATTTTCAACATCATCAAAGATGAGAAGATCTGCTCGGCTTCCGGTCATGCTTCCTGTGATACCTACGGATTTACATGACGGGGCCTGGTGAGGTTTAGCAGGACCAACATCAAAAGAGATACGAGACCAACGTTGATCGGAATCTTTAGGGCCTAAATGGTTAAGCCATTCAATCTCAATAATGAGCTTTTGACAGAAGATAGCGAAGTTATCTGCTCGTTCCTTTGAAGCAGAAACAACCATGATCTTTTTATCAGGGTCATTAAATAACGTCCAAAGGACAAAGGCAGCTGTGATCCAGCTTTTACCAACACCACGGAAGGCACTGATCTGTAGACGCTTAGGTCCATTCTGAAGATAATCAGCAATAGATAACTGTGCTCTTGTAGGTCTAGGTAGATCTAACTCTTGCCAGACAAGTGTAAGGAAAGCTCTAAAGTCAACTCTTATCTTATGCTCAAGTTCGGTTAAATTCATAAATCATTGCATACGCGGTAATGGGATTCCCAAACTTTCCACAACATCAGACACCACACCCATAAAGCCACCAGGACTTTTTTTCTTCTCTATAGGTTTGAGTTTTGCCTTAGGAATAGTTAGGGGAGGAGCAGGTTGTGAATAGGCTTGAAACACCTGATCTGCTGCCTTTCTGCGTCGATCTGCATGAGGCACACTCGGACGAAAATAACCCTGACCTTTTGCGGCAGATCCTGTAATTAGTTCTGCGTAATCAGCTGAGGATAAGTTTGGGGGTAGTTGATCTAAAGATCTAGTCCAACCGATGAGAGACCTGCCTTGTTGATCATATTTACCTGAATATTCATCAGCAAAATATTGCATCTGCCAGGAAGCCTTGTTGGGGTCTAAGCCGGAAGAAAGAGCAGCTTGGCGAGCACGATCGTAAGGACCACGCCTTACACCTGTGTACTGGGAAAGCCCTCTACCAGCTCTAGCATTCTTTTCAACGACATCTAAATTTTGAAGCGTTGGATCACCAGTCTCAACAATCCAAGATCCGATTAAACCAGCAGCTTGCTGTGGAGTCATTTGAGGAATACGACCTTGACTCATTTGTGTAATCTTAGGAGAGGTCAACACTGAATACATATAGTCAGTATTGCTATTTCTTTGAAAATCCATTTGTTAGACTAATTATATTTAGACCTTCAACTTCAGAAGGCTCTGAGCGATAGCTAGGTGGCTCTACAACAGGGTCGGAAGGGGCAATAGGTGCAATCCCCTTCTCAACAGCTGCAGATGCCTTAGCGGCGATGTATTGACTCTCTAGTCCATACAGCCACCCTTTAAGGAAGAAAGCAAAGGGGCCGGGTAATTTCTTATCCAGCCACTTAGCTATTGCCTTAAAGTTATTAAGGCGGAATTGAATCATTACTTCTTTTTAGGGAAGCCCTTCTTCATTGCTGCGTAGGACTTAGCCGATACAGTTGATTTCTTTTTAGAGCGAGAAGTACCAGCCTTCTTGCGCTTATTAATATTGCGGTAAAGACTCATTTCTTTTTCTTACCTTTTTTCTTTTTTGGAGGACGGCCCACCTTGGAACCGTATGTACCTTTTCCGTATGGCATATCAGGTAAGACTGGAAGTAGCTTTACCAATTTGTGAAGACCCAACAACATGGCTGTCTTCAGTAACAGTACTGAGAACATCCAATACATCAGAGATGGTATTAGCTGTAGTAAGAGCAGCCAGAGCTGTTACTGCGGTAGAGGTAAGAACATAGTTACCACCCTTCTTTTTCTCTGTAGAAAAGGTAGTAGCTGGCCGAACAACGGCAGTAAATGTTTGTGCAGTCATAGTTATTCTTTAGAAATAAGATTATCAAGTTTGGATTCAATACGAACCATATGGTCCTCGAATCGTGTCAGTATTAAAGACACTTCTTCTCTAGGGATATACTTCTCAGCGACCCTAAGTTCTATAGCATTGATACGGTCATTGAGTTTGGCAGACATAACTCCAAGTCCCGTAGCAGCAGCAATAGCAATAGTTACAGCAGCTTCGATCATTACATTGTTTAAGCCGATTGAGTTTGCATAAAGACGTCTACATGCATGGACCCCTTAGCTTGATTGCAGGGGCGACAAGCTGTTACACAGTTGTCGGCTGTATCCGTACCACCCTTTGATTTAGGGCGCACATGGTCAATGGTTAGGTTTTCAGAGCAGCCACAGTAAACACATTTATGACCATCCCTATCCTTAATGCTTTCTCTAAACATACGTTTCGCATCACTTGAACGAAAGCAGAGAAGATTATGCATGAGGCTTCGGGGAGTATCCATTGACTCATTGAGATTCCTAACGTTTATATTTGGATGAACCGTTGTTGCCGTTACGGCGGCGGTTAGAAGAAGCTTTTTCTTTGACGGTCTTACCGTTGGCTTTATGGCTGTTATCTAAGCCATCACCATTACCGTAAGTACCTTTCTGTCGATTGATCTTATTTAGCTCAGCTCGACGTTGTTTAGCCTTAGGTGTTGCATTGTATTTACGGCGAGCACGTCTAGTCGCTTCGCTGATTTTTGGATTTCTTTTGGCTGCTGCCATTAGATGTAGCCTTGAACGTCATCAAAAGTGAGCTCAGGGATTGATCCCATAAGCGATGCCAGGGGACTACCGCTAAGAGGGACACCAGTGATGTCATTCTTTGCGAGCCAGTCAATAGCTGCTCGTAGATCAGCCGTTGTAGCCTCTCCTGATTTAATACGACCTACCAGCTCAGTGGTAAGTAAAGAGTGAAGCTCATCGAATAGTTCTTCACCCGCACGTTTAGCCACGGTCGTCAAGGCGACGAAGGGTTTCAGCTAAGAGCTCAGTGGCTTTACGAACTTCCGCTACCTTTTCATCTTCCTTACGGGAAGGCTTGAGTGTATCGATGAGAGACTTAGCTAGTTGAGCAATTGAGTTTTGCTGCAAACTGGAAGAACCGATTACTTCGGATGCCAAGAATGCAACCAAGAAACCAATAGTCTCCAAGCTAAGTTTAATGCCAAGAATTTCAATCATAGGTTTTGGCTAATAATGTTAATTAGTTTTTGTGTATATGCTGGATCAGTTGCGTAGCCTTCTACTTTTAAAAGGCGTGCGCATTCAGCGTTGGAGTTAGCACGATTGACACCGCGATAACCTTTATAGTCTCGATACCATCTATCAACTAAATATTGCACACACTCTTCAGGAGTTGAAAAGTCCCTGAACTGAGCGACGATAGTGACAGGACCATTGCCATAGTCCTCCCATGTAGTTTTAGATGTACCTGGACCCTTAATTCCGAAGAAGTTATTTTTACCAGAAACATACTTACCGTATGCACTTTCAAGCGCCCATTGAGCAGCTGTAACAGCAGGGAATTTAGACCCTGCCATTGCTGCCGCTGTATAGATACCTTCCCAACTGTTAGTGACAGTAGGACTAACTGGGGGAGCCTGCTTGGCTCTATAGGCTGCCTGAAACTCTTCTAATAAGTATTTAGGCAACTTAACTTCTAGATCTTCCCAGGCAGCAATCTGGTGGGGTTCAGAATTATAATACTTTGCTGCATCAACTAAAAATGTCATTCATCAGCGGGTAGTGGTTCGTTGCCTTCTGCTAGCCATTCTTGATAGTTACATTTTTCAGTACTTTCTTGGTCAAGATTAATCCAAAATATTTCATTTGGATTATCTGGGTTAAGCTTAAGAACAGAATTTGGCTGAATGTTTTCCAGCTCATCAAAAGGAACGTGTTTGTAGTTCATCTTTAAATCTCCGCACTAATTAGAATGTTGCTAATGTTCATGGCTGTTTCGTTAGTGTAATAAGCACGGCAGTAGTTGGAGCTTATGTAATTTGAAGAAAAGACCGCACTGCCACTAACACCACCCGCAGTGTAACTAAATACGGTTGGGACACTTCGCATAGTTACCGGCAAATAAACATGCGTCATTGCGTTGCTGCTGCTGTAGCGACAGGAATAAACAACGTCTAAATTACGGTAAAAGTAGCGTTGACACTTAGCCAAGGTCTGAGCATAGCTTTCGTGTTCAAACGGGGTGGCCTTGGAACCGACCTCTAATTGAAGACCAGTGATGTCAAATGTTGCACCTGTTGTTTGCGCCCAAGTAGCATTAAAATCTCTAGTTCTTTCCGCACTATCATACGTGCCCCACTGATCTAGCGGAACGGTGCTGGTAGTATAAGCCGTGCCCCAATACATACCCATGTCAATGATCATACCAAGATCAGAGGTGTTAGCAAAGGTTAAATTACTGTTACCGGGAAAACTTTTTGTAATCTTAGTCCAAGTATTTGCTGCTAAAGTTACTTCCCAAGGGTATCTTTGTAAAGTCCCATTCAGTGATTGCAAAAACCAATTAAAAGTGTGAGCGATACTTGATCGGACCCACATTGATAAAGTAATATAGCTGTTGCTATTTGTATAGTCCCAGCCAGAATTAGCTATATCTTGTGCCTCTATTCGATAAAGCGTACGCTTATGATGGTTAACAAGATCTGTGATTGGCGATGTATTAGTAACACGCCAATTTTTTCTGAAACCAAGACTATATGGTGTATCAGTAGAGATTAAATTCTCTTGTGACTGCGTAAGCGTGCCGCCAGAATAAGCAGATCTAATTCGATCAACAGTACCATAGTTAGATGTAGTTGAACTCGTTCCTCTCTGCGCCACCTGCATCGCCCCATTAATTATTAATGAGCGATTACTCAACGGCCCAGCAGTTGGCATCTGCAAGCCGTCAATACTGACGCCCTCACCTACATTAGGTGGGACGATATTATTTACTTTAATTGTACTCATAATTTACCTTAACGAATTAGCCAACGCTGGTTACCAGTAGGACCAGTTTTAAGAAGTTTCCAACGTGGATTGACAGGCTGTTCAGGTTTTAACCACAGCTTGCCGACAAGTCCAATTGCTTCCCATTCAGAACGCTGTTCACGTGGAACGTATTGATGATCAGGATCGTAGTCTGGATTAAGGGTTGCTACTTTGTCAGTAAAGTGGAAACCTTGGTTGCGGACATATTCAGGAAGCTTTCCGTCAGCTAGTTGCTCTTCAAAACGAGCCTTGCTTGCACAATTTTCTGAGGATTTTACATCAGCATAGCTTGTTGGTTGTTCATCATCAGGTGCATCATTCCAGGCAACAAACTCTTCATCGTGGTAAACAGTATTACCAAACTCGTCTTTTAAGAACTTTTGGGTCCACCGCATTTCAGCAGCGTCACCAACCACAGCAGGTTCTTTAGAGACAATACCAATAATGTCTTCAACATTATCGTCTGTTGTTGCAATACGAATCTTTTCACCTAATAGAACAACAGAATGACCGACACGATCTTCATTGTTAGGGTTACCGTCGTTCCATTCAAAAAATTCCGCATAGTCCATGTTTGTGACTGATGCGCCGTAATCTGAATAGATTCGTCCGTCAGTAGCTCTTACTCTAAAGTCGTCACTACCTCGCCTAGCCAAGAATGCATAGCTTGTGCTAGAAGGACTTTCGTAAGCTGCAGCATAAACAACTGCGGCATAACTAGTGCCACCGGGGCCAGCATAAGCGTTATAACTAGCACCTGTTTGGTCTGCATAGTTGTTTGCCGGTGAATTAGTATCAGTTCTAATTCGTCCTACATAATTAGAAGAACCACCAATGCCACAGTAACCTCTTCCGTTTACCCAGAATTTAGTATGCGCTGCAGAATTTTGACTATAATCAACAGTGTTATTATTTGAAGAGCCAATGTTCACCATCCACCGATCAGAATCACTTGTCTGAGTTCTCATCCAACAGGCAGAAACTGACGAAGTATCATCATTGATATTACCTTGATAAGCATATATACCTGAGGCAAATTCAGATGTGTTATACGTTGTACCGCTTGGACTATCTAGGTCAGTGTCTCGTCTTATACCAGCTTGTATGTTGGAATAGGTCAGCAGTCTACCTCTACCATCCATACTCATAACGGCTTTTCTAGCCGTAGAAGCACCGCCATCTAGAATTTTAATCCTACTGCGATCATTGTCAGTCCCAGATGAACCAATTACAACTTGATCGTTGTTGCCATTGTTATCAAGTAATTGTACTGTTAATTGACCCTGGTCTATAGTCACATCACTGCTAAAAGTTGCACCATTAAGGTCAATACTGCCGTTGCTATTTTTACAAGCAACCTCACCTGTATGTGCTGGAAAGGTTAGATTATGATCCCCACCACATGACGCTGGTACATCAATTTCGATGGATCCGTTAGTGGATCCGTTTAATTTAATTGGCATTATTCGTCCTCAGCTACTGATTCTTCATAAGCAGCGATTACTTCTTCTGTCCAAAGTGCAGCTGCAATAGCTTGAACCTCTGCAGGTTGATCGCTTACGTCTTGTCCAGGGACAACAACGTTGCGGTGATAGGTACGTCCTACCTCAACACCGTCTTTTTTGATTACGTTGGCACGACGTACTTGAATGGTTTGATTTGGAAGGATTTCTTCCTTGTATTCTGTATGTTCTGTAAAAGCCATTTTTAAGGACTGCCGACTGGCAGTGATAGGTTTAAATGTTTTAAGTAATTGCGAAGTATGTGAAGGATCCAACTATATCGCTACCACTACTGAGTCTTGAAGCTTCATCAATAGCTGCATCGTTATCACTATCTTTAGACTGATAGATACTCAGTGACGTTCCGTCAAGGGCTATAGAAAATGCAAGGTTCATCGTTCCTGATGCTAAATTAATATAATCTGTTCTCATATTCCCTCCTGTCATGCCGAGAGCTGATGCAAAAGGCAAGCCTCTAATTTGCATATTACCATTAGCGGCAGATTGCTCAGTAATATTAGTCACTCTTATTGAAATATGTACTAAGTTGCCAATTTTTGTATATCGACCGATGGTATCAGTATAAGTATAACTTCCAGTGGTGGTAGAACCTGCATAAGTAGGTGTCCAATCACCTTCTTCATAATCATCCAACAGCTCACTGGTCATTCCAGTAGCGTTAGCATCAGCATTGAAATCAATCCCGTGCCCAGCTGCAACAACTAAGTTACCGTCTTCAATAGTAAAGTTACCGTTACTTTCTACGGTGGCACGGTTTGAACCACCAGTAACAAGTTGAATTTCATCTGTTCCAAATTGCAGACCTGTGTCGGTGTCTGCTCCCGTAATACCTGGATTAGCGGCGGTATTAGTTCCGTCAATACGAATAGACATAATTAAGCAATAACCCAAGTAGAACCAGAAGGTACGGTGACTACAGCACCGCTATTGACCGTCAACGGTCCAGCACTAATAACATTCTTACCAGTACCAATTGTGTACGATTGCGTGATCGTGTTGTCATGTTCGACAGCCCACGTATCACTACCGCCACCTGTTGCACCACCGCCGACACTTGCCCACGTAGTACCGTTATGACCTTCAAATTGGTCTACATCGTCATTGAATCGGATATAACCCTTTAGGTCAGCTGCA